CCAACCGCAGGTCTTTTACCGTATTTTGCATAAGCCATTGCGTATGACTTGTGATTTATACCACAACCAACTTGCATACCAAGGATTCTAAACTTTTTACCTACATAGTGTTCACAATATGCTTGTGTGTGTAAGTGTCCTTGAACAGTATTCATCATATCTGCACGACATTTAGTCCTCGCAGTTCCACCTTCTCCGTGTATATACTGAACCCCATTTAATTCGTATCTTTCTACAAATTCCCAACCCTGAACCTCTAATACTTCTTTATAAGATTTTATCCACTTTGATGGGATTGCACTTGTTTGTGCCTTTCTCATAATGATTCTGTCGTGATTACCAATAACAACTGTGGCTTTAGGAAATGCTTCGTACCACCTTGATATTCTCTTAATAGCTAATTCTAGCTCATCTAAGCCACCCATACCATCGGCTGAGGTTTCATGATAGCTTGAGTAGTGATTGTCTATTATATCGCCTATAAACACTATCTCCGTGCAATTATAGGTGTGGTATTGTTCTTTACACCAATCAAGATAAGAGTTCAAACAAAAAGGTTCGTGCAAATCTCCGATTACTAATACATTACTTTTTTCTTGCTCTCGCAGTTTCTGAAGAACTTTTATCTCGTGTGGCTTTAATCTGTATCTATTACTTCTTTCCACTATCAGCTAACCCTTGTGCACCTGTTAGACCTACTAATGCCCAAAACATTTCACTAACGTGTACCTCATCAACATCTAAACTTCTTGCTATGAAAGGAACGATAATAGCTGCTATGGTAAACCATACCTTCTTAGACTTTAACATTGTTGTAATTAAATAGTTTTTCATTTTTATTGTTTTAAATTAATTAATATGCCCATAGGACATTTTCATCCTTACTTCTATCCATATCTACGTGTACAAATTTTCCTTTAAAGTTTATGCCTATTCTGTTTAACCCTACTTCTAGTAAAGCATTTATGATTAAAAACCTTTCCCTAGAATTATTAGGTAAATATATATCTGCTGCTAAACCAAAAAGGTGGCTAGAACCAACTCTACCACCAACATATAAATTATGTTCTATTGTTCTGTAACCACTTAGTATTTTAAATGGTACTCCTGCTCTATCTCTAGCTTGGTCTAAGAGTTTTAGAAAGACTTTATCCATTTTCTGACCACTACCTACTAAGTCAGGACTATCAAATTCAGATATTTTAAAATGATTCAAATTTTATTTATTAAATACTGCAAAGATTTTAACCCCTTTTAGATTGTTAATCAATACTTTCGTAGTTTTCTTTGCTTCTTCTACCTTTTGATAACGAGGATTGGTGCTATTTAGCTTTCTTTTTTTCACTGTGTTTCTTTTTTTGACTATACCACTTGTCTATTGTGTAAGCTATAGAAATAACCAACAAGACAATTTTTAATGCTAATTCTATATTACTGAATGTTGTTACACTTAGCACTGTTCCGTTTACTGCTGCAACTTCTAGTGTGTCCTGTACTGTTTTTTGTATTGGCATTTGTCAAATATGATTTTAATTTAGTTTTATTTACTTCTTTTACTTTATAGTGTTTTTTCATTAATTATATGTAGTGTCTAAAAAATCTCTAATTGTAATTTTAGTATCTTGTTTATCAGGTCTTTCTAGGTTCATTCCTTGATAATAAGCATTTGAATTAGGTGTAACATCAGCACCACTATTTGTAGAATATTCAGGGAACAAACTAGAATTGTTACATAAATAATCTACTAGTCTTTCGGTGTAGAATTGAGCAGTATTTGAAATTTCAGAACGTAAGTCTTGTGCTTCTGCCCTAGTAAGAGGTGTAGAGTTTTCAGCAGTCTTAGAAACTACATTGTTATTTTGTACCTTATATCTTAAAAAAGGTAATACCTCGTAAAAAGCATAGTGAACCAACATATCAGCTACATAATCTTCTAGTAGTGTTTTGTAGTTAGCATTTGCAGGGTTACTAATAGTACCCCCACTAATCATTCCTTGTATTGCTACAAACAGATTAGTACCAAGTTTAGTTTCTACATATTTTTTCTGTGCGATTTTCACATAAGGAAGCAAAAAGTTTACATCTACATTCATATTGATTGCAGTTGAATCTTTTAATTTATCTTCACTTATGAATAGTACATATCCTGCCATATTATCTAGGTTTTATATATCCGTGATTCTTCATTCTTTTTGGTGGTTTAGCAACTAAGTTGTCATTTTTC